ATGAGTTTTACTTCTGCATATAATAAAAGTGCTTCAAGAGATATAGAACTTGAAGTAAAGGAAGATAACTTAACTGAGCAGCTTAAAAAAGAAGAGTTTGAGAAATGGCTTAGGCTTCCGTTTACACAAGAACTTATTTTATTTTTAGGTAAAAGAGAATTAACTTTATTAAATAATGCAAGAAATTCTGCTAAAGCTAATTTACAAAGTGAAAATATTGCAAAAAATCTTCTGAAGGCAGTGGGATATAGAGAGGTAATAGAATTTTTAACGACAAATAAACATCCAATTGATATAGAGTAATATTATGCCAGAAGAAAATGAAAATAAAGTAGAAAATCAAGAAACGGCCAAAGAAACTACTGAACAAAATGAAGAAGTTGAGGTAGTGTTGCCAGAAACTAAAGAAGAAAAAGAAGAAGTAGTTGAAAAATCTGAGGCCGCTGATCTAGATAAAGAAAAAACAGAAGAAAAAGAAATAGGGTTCTCTGATTTTCTAAAGAATCGTGGGGTAACTATTGATGAAAGTTTAGTAGAACCTAAAAAAGAAGTAAAAGTTAAGAAAGAGACTCTCCCAAGAACTTTAGATGATATTCCTGAAGAAGATAGACCATTTTTTAAGACAATGTCTAATGAAAGTTTTAATAAACTTAAACCTCTTTATTTAGAACATAAACAGCTTAAACAAGAAAATGAGGCTTTAAAAGAATCTAGAAAAAAAGAAGCTGCTACTATTCATGGGCATCCAAAAGCTTTCATGTTAACAAAAGAGTATGAAACACATTTAAATGATTATAATCTGTCAGAGAGAATTAAATCTCATTGGTCACTTCAAGCAGCTAAAGTTTCTAGAGGAGAAAAATGGCAAGATATAGACATGGATCCTAAAACAGGAAAATTAATGCTTTCTGAACCAAAAGAATCTAATGCAGAATCTGAAGCTTTTATAGGAGATCAATTACAATTTGCAAGAGAGCAAAATTTTGAAGCATCAAAAGGTTTAAAATCTTATATAGATACTTATGGTAAAACATATGAAAATGATTTAACTGTGGTGAATGCTGCAAAAGAAAAATATTTTCCAGGATATGATAAGAAAGATCATCCAACAAGAAAAATTCAAGATGCAGTGATTGAGGCACTTCCACCTTCTTTTAGAAATAATCCTGTTGCAGAACTTTTAGCTATGACAGCGGCTAACAATGCTATACTTATGGGTAGATTAAAGAAAGCATTAGATGAGTTAGATAAGATAAAAGGTGTTAAAAAAGACGCGGCTGGAGCACAACCACTTAAAGGTGATTTTGTTAATAATAAGGGTGCTGATAGTGGTATTAAATTTTCTGATTATAGTAAAAGAAGGCAGGGATAGTTTATTAGTAGGTTGTTTTCTTAATAGTAAATATAAGTGGCACAAGACCTGCTTATATGGTTTTGTTAAATGCTTCTGCGAGAATCCTGAGCCTCGCAAATTAAGCTTCTATCTTCGTGTTTTGAGCTAACACAAATGTTCTAAGTTACATTTTTAACTTAGATTTAACTTTCAAGATTAGAATAAATACATGAATATGCCAAATTTGCTGGATGTTCCAGCATGTTCTGGTTGGACAGAAGTAGATCGAGCAATGTATAATTCTATGCCATTCTATCTTGCTAAAATGATGGTAGAAAGGCGTAAAACTTTTACACATTGGGCTAAGTTTGTAAAGAAACGAAAATGGGTTCCAAATGAAGGTGATACTCTTAAAGGAGTTATTACAGAACCATCACCACATAGGAGACAGTTTGCATATCCAAACTTGCTTAAGAATGTTCCAAAGAAAGATGTAATGGGAGTTAAAGAAAGAACTGTTCAAGCTAATGTTTATAGACAGAGGTTTGAAAGTCATGGACTTAATTTCTATCCATCTTTTAATGACTTTCTTGATCATGTTGATGATAATGCAACTGATATTATGGAGAAGATAGAAAGATATGAAGATATTTTTATTCGTACTAATATCTGGCATATGTCTCCATTTATGTTTCTTGCACAACCTAATAAAATGGTTGTAGTAAATACTCCACCTTGGCTTGGTGTTGGAACATTTGACACAGCAAATGATGGAAAGACAACTGCTCTTCTATTAGCACAACTAGGAAATGTAACTTCTCATTTAACACTTCCAGCACTTCATGATGCTTTTAGTAAAATGGATACTGATTTTCGGATTCCATTTTTTAAAGGTTCTGATATGCCAACAGAGGATAAGATACTTGATGGTAAATATTGCTTATCGACAAGTAATGAAACTTATTCTCAGTTTACATTTGATCCTTATTTGCAACAACACAAGAATTGTGATCTTGATGTTGTGAATGATAGTTTCAAAGGTTCTATCTTTGGAATGATTACATCAAAACTTGAAGATCTTCCTATGCGCTTCAAAAATGATGCTACATTTCCAGAGCCGGAAATAGTTCAGGATAATGGAGAAAATGAAGGTGAATGTCTTCCTAATCCTGTTTATGCAACTATTGATGAAAATGGATCACCATATGAAGTTAGTTACTTAATTGGTGCTCCAGGACATGAAAGTATTCAAGTTGGACCTCCACCATCAGCATTTACTGGTGATTCTCCACCACATAACTTTCCTAAAATGGAATGGAATGGTAGAGTAATTGCTACTAAACAAAAACTTGTTCCTTGTATTGATGCCAGTACTGGATTAACAGTTTATGAAACTAATGTTTATGGTGAGTGGCTGTGGTTTATTGCTCAAGTAGCATTAGGAATAGTTGCAAAACAACGTAGGAATATATTTCCTATTGTTCATAAACGAAAGCGCGGAGTGTAATTAACATTTAAAATCTAAAATCTATGAAAAAATTACTTACTCTTATCTTTACAATGGCACTCTTTACTGAGTGTTTAGTGGCTGAGATATATGTAACTAATAATATGGCAACAGGTCTTAGGACTGTAGTTAATGAAGCTATTGTATTATCTAGTTTACAAATCACTGGAACAACAAATGTTCTTCTTCGTTTTTATGACGGGGCAATAACAAATGTTACTGGAGCATATTCAAATGTAACAATATATGCTACAAATCGTATTACTACTTTTGTTGGTGTAAATGGTATTACCAATAATTTTACTAATACTGTATTATATTCAGTTATAGCTGCTGTAGCTGCTGCAACTAATAATACAACACCAATATTGGTATTAAATATTGGGGCTAATGTGGCACCATTTACATTTGATACTCCGCTTATATTTACAAAATATGTAAATGTTTCAAATGACCAAGGTGGAGTTACAATGGTATTAAATTATCATCAACCTTAATGACCCCAGGTTGTAATAGGAGAATAGCTAGTATAGTGTGTACTATACTAGCTATCTCTTCTTTATTTGGTGCTGTAACTGATGTAAATATTAGTTCACCAAGAGGAACAACTAATATTATTCGTAATATTATAACTAATAGTGTTGGGAGTGGAAAATTACTTTTAGTTCAAGGGACAAATATTTTAGGAATTTCTACTAATAATTTTGGACCTAGTAATGCAATAACTAGTGTAATTATAAATTTTTCCGGTCCAGGTGTTGGCGGAACAGTTATTAATCCAATTTTTGCTGATTCAACTAATGCACTATGGGCATTAGATGGATCATTTACAGATGTTCATTTACATTTTACAAATATTTCAGAAAAACAATTGTTATTTTCAGATACTATAACTAATAATGCTTCAACTACAAAACATGGATTTTTGCAAAAATTAAGTGGAAATACTAATAGTGTTTTTAAAGGAGATGGGAATGAATCAACTAATTTATATGGTATAGGAACAATAAATGCTAACAATGGAGGATTTACTAATAGTCTCCTTTTTAATGGTGTTCAAGTTCTTACTAATATTCCAGCTGTAGGTTCAACTAACACATTAACTAAATGGTTAACAAGTAATTCTTTATCATATATTGTTAATCTTTCTGGGATACTTACTAATGATGGTGCTGGAAATTTTGGATATACTACTAATATAGGAGGACTTGGAACTTTAAATGCTAATAATGGTAGTTTTACTAATAGTCTTAAGTTAAATGGGGTTGATGTTGTTACAAATGCTACTGGTTATAGAACTTTGCTTTCTGAAACTAATACATGGCTAGGAACAAATAATTTTACTGGATTTCTTAGAAAAGATGGAATAAATGTATTAACTAATATTCCTGCTTCTGGCTCTGCTAATACTCTTGTAATCTGGCTTACAACTAATAGCCAAAGCTACATAATAAATGGTGTAGGAATGCTAACTAATGATGGAAATGGAAATTTTGGTTATACAACTAATTTAAGTCAGGATATTACTTTTAATAATATTACTATAAATAGTAATTTAACAGTTAATACTCTTACAGTTAATAGTAATCTTACTATTGCATATACATTAACTACAAGTAATGCTTTCTTTATTTCTGGAAAAGGGAATACTGTTATAATTACAAATAGTTTGCAACTATTATCTTTATCTAACTCTGTTCTTATGGTTACTTCTACTGGAGTTGCAACTAATGTTACTTTAGGAACTGGATTAACTTTAACCGGACAAACTTTATTTCCTACAAATATTGTAGAAAATCAACTTAATTTAACTGATTTAACTACAGGAGATGCTTCTACTTCTAAACATGGATTCCTTCCTAAACTTACTAATGATGTAACTAAATTTCTTAATGGAATTGGAACATATACTGTTCCATCTGGAGGTGGAAGTTCTTCTGGCTCAACCAATTATAGGAGTTCAATAATTACATTAACAATGACTACAACAAATGTAGATGCGAACCAAATTGATTGGGCAAAAACTAATGTAGCTTATAAATTAATATTAACGACTAATGCTTTCTTTAGTGATATTGTGTGTTCCAATGTTCCAGATACTAATAGTTTTCAATGGCTTCAGTTACATATTATACAAGATGGAACTGGTAGTAGGACAGTAACCTTTACTAATTCTATTTTTGCTGGTGTAAATGGAACATTTGCTCTTACAGCAACAGCTAATGCTTGGGATACTTTTACACTTATAAATAGTCCACAAACAAATGGTAATGTAGCAGTTTTACCTGTAAATTACTTGCGAAGATGAAATACTTAATATCTTTATTTTTAGTTTTAAGTTTAAGCGCCGCTGGCCCAGTTCAGGTAGCATTTGATTCTCAAGTAGTAAACTGGAATTATCGTTGTAGTACAAATAATATTGTTTTTACAACTACTGGATTAAGGTGCAGTTCGACATTTAATAAAACTATTTCTTTAATTGCTTCTTCTGTTTGGATGGGAGGAATTAGAACTTCTGGTCTTTATCCTGGAAATATCCTTCGTGCTAATTTAATGTGTGGCGGTAGTTATGAAAGTGGTGGTGGATGTGGAACTGGAACAACAGCTCCAAATCAGTATAATATAGGTTCTCCACAAATACCACTTATTAATGATACTGGAAATGGACTAGATATATGTGTAAATTCTGGTCTTGTAGATGCTTACCAAGCAAGATGGAAATATACTGAAACAGGATCAAGTGGTGGTCTTGGTTGTCTTACATCTAATGTTTGGGTTGCTTTTGATACAGGAGTAATTCCAAATAATGTAAGTTCTTGGCAAAGTGATGTTCATGCTTGTGTTTATATGATGGGAGGTGCTTCTGAGTCTGCTGATGAGTTAGGTGTATATAATCCTTCTACTCTAGATAAATTAATAATTTATGCTGTTCATAGTGCAGCAGGACAACTTACTAGGATTTGGAGTGATGGAAGTGCAGCTATAAGTGCTGACACAAATGGAACAGGATTTTATCTTGGAACAAAAACTTCTGCCTCATCAAATGGTGTTAAACAATATCATAATAATTCACTTACTGCTACTTCAGCCGCAGTAGCAGGAAATTCTGCTAACTTAACAACATCTATTTATGTTTTTTGTCAGAATAATCTTCCAAATATGTCTCCATTTCAACCGGAAGGAATGACTACTCATTTAATGGGTGGTTATGCTTTAGGGCGAGCTATTACTGCTACTCAAAATACAAATTATTATACTTTAGCTTGGCAGCCATTTGAGACATTATTAAATAGACAAAAATGAGTTGGTTTAAAAAATGTTTAATTATTCTTTTTATAATTTTTTGGGTATGGTTTTGGATGGCTATTTTATGAAATGTGAAAGCAGACGAAATTATACATTTAATTAGAACTACTGATGATGAACATTGTAAAATATTACTTGAAGGGTTATTTAAATTTGGATTTGTTCATGGAATGAAAAAAGGTTATCAAAATATAGCAATGACAATGAAAAAAGAACTTCCAATTTCGGATGCTAATGAAGCTAATTTAATTTGGTCTAAAAATTTTTTATGAGTGATTTAGTAAAACCAAAAACATCTCCTGTTATTATAATTGGTAGTTGTTTTGTTTTTGGAAATCTTGCTATTTTTATTGTGGAATCCTTAAAAGGCTTACAAATTAAAGCACATTCACCTTCAGGAATAGATTCTTTTGATTTTTCTATTTTACTTGCTGGCGTTATTGGTTGCATTGCTATAAATATTGCAGCCTTCATGAATCAGTCTTATTCTAGATTAAAAGATGCTTTAGAAAAGCATGAAACAGAGGTTAATAAAAGAACAGAAACGGAGTGGATACGTCAGGAATTAGAAAAGTCTCAAAAGAAATGACAGAAAAGCAAAAAAAGATTTTAGTTTATGCTTATAATGAACTATCAGAAGTTTTTCCACACCTTGTTATTATTGTATCAGAAAAAGAAATTCCTAACTCAATTCATCATCCAGATCCAAATTTGTTTTGGTTCGGTGGCTATATTGCAGCAAAACATTTAATTCAAGATGCTGGTGAAAAAATCCTAAGAAGAAAATTAACTAAAGTAGCTCCAAAATGAAAAATAAAATAACTCTATTAGCGGCGGCTGTTTTATTAACTAATTGTGCAATTTTAAATAAAGATTCTACAGAAGTTCAAAAAGCAAATGATGTATATAAACTTTCTTATATGGCATCAAGTATAGGAATTTCTGCCGCCTTAAAACAAAAACCAGAATGGAAAGATGATTTTAATTTGGCCTATTCATCTCTAGATGTTCTTGTAAATAATAAAAAAGTTACTGGTATTTTACTTAGAGAGATAATATCTAAATTACCTATTCGTGAGCTTAAAAGTGAGAATGCTAAGATAGTAATAGATAATGCTACTATGTTATTTGATTTATCTATTGGTGATAAAATAAATATTGAGGATAATATTTATGTAATGGCAGCTTCTAAAGGTATTCGAGATGGGATGAAAATTGCATTAGGATACTAAATGATAAAAGCGATTTTTCAGTTTCTTAATAGCATATTTTTCTTTCTAAAAAGAAAAGCTAGAAAATTAGATGATCCTCTTGAACAGCATAAAAAAAGAATAGAACAAATTGATAAAGATATTAAAAGTGAAAATTCAATTCAAGCAACTCTTAATGCTACTTCTGATCTTGATGAACTTGATAGGTTGCAGAAGCTTAAAGATAATACCAATAGATCAAATGGAAATAAGAGTGAAAAAGGGTGATATTATAAAAGAAGATGGATGGTTTATGAATGATGCACGCTATCAAAGATATAGAAAATCAGTTGCAGATAAAATATTAGAAAATCAGTGAGTATTATTTTACCACCATTTCGAGAAGAAAGATTACTTTATACTAGGCAAGCTTCTAGTAAGGTAAAAAGTGCAGCTAGATATGTAACAAAACTTCCATATTATTTTACAATTCCAGTTTTTTCTATTGAAAATACCTGGCGCGGATCTTCTGAGATCATACGTAAGTATTATTATTCTTTTGAAAAATCTTTTTCTATTTTAGAATACATTGATCTTTCTTCCGATGGAAATTATATACCATGTATTTCCTGGAAAGATGAAAATAATAATGTGCTTCGATATAAATTGTGGTATAAAAATGACGGATTACTTTATATTCCTCCTTATAATGGAAAAGTAATAAATAAGAATTTTTATTTAGAAATTTGGTCAACTAATAATGCTTTAATTGAGGGAGGTGGAAAACAACTTAAAATTTCGCAGTTTAAATTTCCTATTATACTTTGTGAAACTGGTGAGATAGATTTAGCTCCAGTGTATAACACTTGTAATGATATGTCTTTTGATATAACTAACTTTGATCCTCTTTCTGGAGATTATTATACTGTGATAAATACTTGTCTTGATACACAACAAACATTTGGAGTTGATGCGATTAGTATTTCTATAGATGAATTTTCTACTATAGATAATATCATACTTAATATAGATGATCCTGATAGTATTCCAGATTTATATGAAATTTATAGAAGTATTGATGGTATAAATTATAATTTAATTTATACTCAGTTGACTTCTATAACTTTTAATGATGAATCCTTAATGCCACCTGATACTACTTGGTATTATAAAGTTAGATCAAAGAAGAATGGGGTTTATAGTCAATTTTCTAATATTCAGATTGTAACTAGAAATGTAACATTCCCTGGCGTAGGAATTGTAAACTTTAGTAATTTAGTTTTAGCTTTTTCTGATTTAGGTTCTGACGATGGAACTTTAGTTAGTAGTTTAAGTTTATCTGATCTTAAACGTGTTGTTGGGACATTGTGGTTAGATGGAAGTTTTATATTAGAGAGTATAAATTTATCTAGTCTTCATATTATAAATGGAGATTTTCATATAGAAGCTTCTCCATTGCTGACAGAATTGAATTTATTAGATCTAACTATTGTAAATGGAAACTTTTACGCTGATAATTGTGAAAATCTTACTAATATCAATTTTCCAAACTTTATTTTTTCTAATAATACTACATTAGCTTTTGATGCTTGTGATCTTTCTGTTGCATCTGTTAACCATATTCTTGCTAGAGCAATAGTAAGTGGTGTAATTAATTGTCAAATTTTCTTAGATGGTGGCACTAATGCTGCGCCAACGGGACAAGGTATTATAGATAGAGATGCTTTAATAGCTGCTGGAAATACTGTAAGTAGTAATTAAATCATGACAACACAAGATTTAGATAAAGGTATTGATTTGACAGGTCTTACTAATGTAAGTGCAAGTGAGCTTATGCAATTAGTAGACTCTGGTAGGTTAGGTTCAGATAAAGGGATGATTATAGAGACAGAAGATACAGCTTTAGATACACCTTTAGTGCCAAATCCTAATAATTCTTATACTGGAATTACTCCTTTATGGTGGAAACGATATATTTGGAAAAGAATTTTATTTGATAGTAGTGTAAAATGCTATATTTGGAATGAGAATGAGGCAGAAGATGATACTTTATTTTTTTGGACATTAATTGATAAAGCTGGAGTAGAAGCTTTAATTTTAGCAAATACAGCTATTACTAATAGTGCTGCTGCTCAAGCAACTGCGAATACAGCTTTAGCTAATGCAGCAATAGCAGATACTAAAGCAGATGATGCACAGACTGATGCTGATACAGCTAATGTTTCTGCTACTGCAACAGCAGCAGGTTTAGTTGCTACTAATAGTTCAATTGCTTCTATGTGGTCTGCTGGAGATTTAAAATATACTTGTAAAACTACTGCTTATTCAATAATAGAAAATCAAGGTTGGTTAGATTGTGATGGTTCATTAGTAAATAGACTTATTTTTTCTAGTTTGTTTGCTGCAATTGGAACTACTTGGGGTGCTGGTGATGGTGTTTTAACTTTTCAACTTCCAGATTTTAGGGGTAGATGTTTAGTTGGTAGGGGAACTGGAGCTGGATTAACAGCTAGAAATTTAGGACTTACTAATTTTGGAGAAGAGACTCATTTACTTACTGCTGATGAATCTGGATTACCTGCTCATACACACGCATATAGAAAACGTGATGAAGTTAATTCAACTGGATATTCTAGTGGAGGTAGTTTATTATACAATATTACTATAGATGGTGTAACAGTAGCAAATGCTACTGCGCCGGCAAATGCAGCACATAATAATTGTCAGCCATCTGCTGTAGGTAGAATTCTTATTAAAACATGAGCTTAGGGTATATAATTAGAAGAGTTTGTTCTGAGACTGGAATTACATCTCCAGGAGAAAATCCAGAACAGAAAGCTCGTGTTCTTGATATTATAAACCAGGCAGCTATTGAAGTCTATGAAAATAAAGATCTTCCAATAAGTTTAAAAGAGCTTTACCTACGTGCGAATAGCAATAAAGAGATTTCACTTCCTTCTTCTATTGGTGAGCTTAGGGCTATTAGACAATCAGAAGATTATAGAAGAGATTGGAAATTATTTGATATTAGACCTCGTTATCAAAATGAAGCTTGGAATAATTTATGGAGAAACTGGAGAATAAAAGGATATTCAGCGTTTCAAACTGAAATTACAAATGCGGCTCCAGGTTTAATAACATATCCTGTGGCTGATATATCATTAACAGTGACTCTAACAGGAGAAACAAGTAATTCAAATAGATGGACTGAAAATGTTATAATTAATTCTACTTCAAATTCTTGGTTAGCTTCTTTCATTGATTTTACTTCAATAAAGAAAAATAAAGTAACAGATTATAATGTTACTTTGCTTGATGCCGATTCTAATGAATTGGCAACTATTTATGCAGATCAAAAAGAATCTCGTTATATTATTGTCGATGTTAGTCTTTATCCTAATCTTAGTTCTTGTTCTGATGGCACTTATGTAATGGAAGTTCTATATAAACCTAGACTTCCTAGATTAGAAAGAGATGATGATGAATTTCCTGTAGATGGATTTGATGATGTAATTGTTCTTAAAGCTAAACAATTAATAGCTGAGGATCAACCTGGAAATGAGCAACGTGCTATTTTAGCTTATAATAAAGTTAATGAACAAATAAAACGTAAGACTGAGGACAAATTATCTACTACTCAAAAAAGAATGAAAGTAGGTAGAAGTGGTTTATTGAATCTTGTAGTTAAATATGGTAAATATAGAAAATATCAATGAAAATACAGTGTTCAAATTGTAATCTATTTTTCGAAATAGATGATGAAGATACTCAAAAAGTATTAGAACATAATACTAACTGGAATGCTAGGCTTAAATTTTCATTTAGAAAGCAAAAATATATAGTAGCTAATATTCAATGTCATAGTAGAATATTAAATAAGAATGTATCATTAACTCATATTCTTATTGAATGTCCAATTGGAATGGAGAGAGATCATATAGATAGAAATCCTTTGAATAATAAAAAATCTAACTTAAGAATCGTAACGCGAGGCCAAAATCAGATGAATAGACTTGGTTGTAGAGGTTCTAATAAATATAAGAATGTTTTTAGAAATACAAAAAATCATTGTTTTGATATTTCAGTTAGGTTTAATGGAAAACGCTATAGGGAGTATGGATTTCCTGATGAAGAAATGGCTGCTGAAGCTGCTAATGAGCTACTTAAAAAATTACATGGTGAGTATGCTGTTTTAAATAATATAATATTATCTAAAGGATAAATGATTACTGGATTACAAAATGATTTCTCTGGCGGTATGGATTTATTTAATAATGATACTAAATTAAATGAAAATTCTTATGGATTAGCTTTTAATGTGGTAAATAGAGATTCATCATTGATCCCATTGAATAAAAATTTAGAAGATATCAAAGCTCCTGCTGGTTTTAAGCAAGGAATATATGCTTTTGATAAATATTTAGTTCTTTTTAATGCTGGTTTATGTTATTATCGTAATGTTGATGCTACAGAATGGACACAAATTGAGGATATTTTTGTAAATCCATTAGTAGATTATATATTTACTCAAGCTGTTCCTGCTTCAACTTTTAATTATAAAAAAGTTTTAGAGATTCCTAATAAAATTGACGGAAGTTCAGTAAATACTAATGTTACAGTTCAGCCATTTAAAATAAATACTCTTAATGCAGGACTTGTAGTTCAGGATGGAGTTTCTATAGGATGGTTTATTTCTCCAGATGCGGTAGCTACTAGATTAAATAGATATTCTCAATGGACATTAGAAAATCGTTCTTATTGTCCTATAATGAGAAATATGTGTTTTATTAATGGGATTCTTTTTGGGATTTCTCCTGATAAAAAAAGAATCTATAGAAGTGTTTCTGGCCGCCCAATAGATTTCGTTGTTAATGTAGATATTAATGGAAATAAAGGAGGAGATGCAGAAACTACTGCTTATGCTACTGGATATGATGATATTACGTGTATTAAATCTCTTAATTCTGGTGAGCTTTTAATAGCAACTGAAAGAAATTGCTTTCCTGTAGAATTTAATTATGAAAAAACTATTTTTGCAGAGCCTACATTTTTAAATAGAAAACCTATATTTGCTGGTGTAACTAATCAAGAATCTTTTATTGATATCCTCGGGGATTATGCTTTTATTGATTTTGATGGTCTTCGTTCTTTTAATGCAGTTCAATTTATTATGAATGAAGGAAGAAATTCAATTTTCTCTCTTTTAATTTCTAAAGTATTTAATAAAATAAAACAATCTTTTCTTACAGCAGCTACAGTTTTTGATAATTATGCTATTTTTTCGGTTAATACTATTTATGGAAATGTTCTTGCTATTTATGATACTTTAAGACAAAAATGGAATTCTTTTATTACACTAGAAGCTCCAATAAAGCAATTTGCAATAGCTGATCAATCAGAAAATCCAACTCTTTATGGTATAACTTCTTCTAAAGTTATAAAATTATTCCAATCAGTCTCTTATATGGAAGCGCGAGTTCGATTTAAAGCATTAAATTCCGGTAAATCAATCCCAGAAATTAAACTTAAAAATGTTCGCGCAGTATTTGATGAAAGTAATTCTACCTCTCAGGTAATAGCTACAGAAATAGTAAATAATAGAGTAAGAAAATCAGTGAGTGCTACTCTTGCTAAGACTCCACCAGGAATTACTTTTCCAGTAATGTATCCTATTGCCTATTTCTCTTCTGGTGTAACAGATAATATTCATTTTAATTTTGAACGTTTATCTAAAATAGGATGGAAAGTTGCGATTGAGTTAAGATGGCAAAATTCTGCCAAATTACTTTTATTAGAAACAAATGCTGATGAAATAACTAATGAAACTAGTTTAGGTCAGCAAGCAACTTTGTATACTCAAGGTTAATTTATGATTCCAGGAGCTTCTTTATCTTTTACTTCATTTTCTGATGAGTTTGTAGCTTGGGCAACAAGAAATGATCTTCAAGAATTCTTTGAGAATATAAGAATTCCTGTTGGAACAACTGATGATTATGGTTCATTTAAACAGGTAGAAGCTACAGAATTTGAAGTTGTAGAATTAGTAAATTCTGATACTTTTAATATAATTGTAGATTCTGTATCCCTAGGGGAAGTTCCTACTAAAAATTCTTTTCTAGAATTAAAGAATGCTTTTATAGCATTACAAGCATCATATAACGAGTTATTAATCAAATTAAGAACCGCTAAAATTCTTGATATATGATTTCCATTACGCAAGCAGTAGAATTTATAAGAAAGCATGAAATCCTGAAAGATTGGACAGATGACCAAATCAAATGGGCTATAATTAAGGCTATAAATGAAAAAACTCTAGTGTATACAACTAATAAAGATGGGGGGTTGAATGGAATTTGTTTTGGTGAAGATCATAAAGAAGAAAAAAGACTCCACGTAAAATGTCTTGTAGGTTACAAAAGAATAAAAGATTTCATAAAATACTATAAACAAAAATACCCAGGTTATTTTATATCAGCATATAGATATAATAAACTTGTGAATTATAACTTTTAAAAACTAACATGGGCGATCCAGCAGCCAAATCAGGAACAGGACTAAGTTCTGATGTAATAAATACTGTGATGCAGAATTTACCACAGTATATGAACTTAGTCAATTCACAATTAAAACCTCAAGCCGAATCTGAACTAGCAGCGTCACAAGCTACATCTCCAGGTTATCAAGAATTACTTACAAAATTATACGAACAGTATGCTCCTAGATTAGCAGAAGCAGGATCTAAAGCTGAAGCTGTATCTAGAAAAGGAACTGCTGCTACAGATGTAGAACTTTTACAAGGTGCTGGTGGACAAGCAGCTAGAGAATCTCAAGTTTTAGATAAGACTTTAAATCCAGAATATTATAAAACGAGAGCGGCTGAAGCTAGTAAACTTGGAGATTTACTTGGTAGTATTAATTTGAATAATGCTAATCCAGAAGCAGAGAGACTTATTTCACAGGAAAATGCTAGAAGTGGAAATGCTTCTGTTCCTTCTGCAACTGGAACAGTATCCAATGCTCTTTCATTTGGAAATGAATTACAAAAAAGAAGAGATGCACTTGGTAGTGCTATAAATATTGCATCTAATTTTCTTCAACCTTCAAGTGGATCTTTTAATAGTACTAATATAGCTTTGGGTAAAGGTCCAACAGGAACAGGATTATCTGAATTTGGTGGTATAAATAGAACACAAAATCAAGCTATTGGCGTTGGAAATTCTTTAACAGGGACAACTGCTGGACTTGTAGGACAACAACAAGATATAAATGCACAAAGAAGAGACTTACTCGATAGATTAAATGAAACAACTACTGGAATAGGTTCCCTTGTTTCTGTATGAGAAATAAATTTGTAGATTTTTTAACAAAATATTTACAGAGTAATCCAGATGCTCTTCTTTGGATTATGTCTTATATTGTTTATTGTCATATGTTAGATGATTGGATTGATGGAGAAAAAACAGATTTTGAGTTTTTTATTAAAGGTCATGATTATGCAGAGGCTATCTATGCTAATCATTTTTATATTCAAAATTATACTATTTTACATTCTTTAGTTAAAATGGCTTTTAATTCTTATTTGGATTCTATTCATTTTGAAAGATCAGAAATAAAATGGAAAAAACAATTTGCAGATGTTCTTAGACAAAATGCAAATGAAGTTATTTTAGCTTGTATAGAGATTGTTAATGGCCAATCTGTAAGAAGACATGCTAGTTTAGAGCTTAGAGAAATATCTTATGAAAGTCATCATAATGAACTTGGTCAACCAATATAAAATTTATGGCCGCTAAACGATCTAGAGCAAGAAATTTTGGTGGTGGAAAAGGTGGATTAGATTTAGGTTCTCTTTTAGGTGGTAATCAAGTAGAACAGGTTCCAGAAGTTCCACCTGAATCTTCTGTTACAGAAACTCCTTATGATTGGTCAAATAAAAGTATACCAACAGAAAATAGGATACAAACTAAATTAGAGCCTAAAGATATTGGAACACAAGGAAAATTTAGACCTACAAATCCATTTTTAGATGCTATTACTGGAGGAAAAGGGACTAATCTTGCTAATCAAGCAAATATAGAAAATATTCTTGCAGAAGAGGCTGCTAAGAGAGGTATTAGAACAAAACAAGCTGAGATACCTATTGATGTAGCTAAAAGACAGGCTCTTGATCCTTTAGATTTAGCTAAAGAAACTCAACAACATATAATAGCTCTTCTTACCTCTCAAGGTATACAACCAACACCAGAAAATATAAAAAGTCATCTTGATCTTACTTCTAATATTGCTTTATCAAAAACTGCACAACAGGGGTATGAAGGAATAGCTAAATCTAGATTAGGAACTGCTGAAGCAGAAAGAGGAATAGAATCAGAAGCAAAAACTAGACCTATAGATGTAGATACTGCAATACAACAATCAAAATTAGGAAATATAACTGCAAAAGGTAATTTAGAGGCTCAGCCAGAACTTCAGAAACAGAGAATGAAAGTAATTCCGGGTATGGCTGAAGCTGAGTATTATAAAAATTTAAAAGAAAGATTGTTTCCTCTTAGACCTGAAGAATCTGTTGCGGATATTGGAACTGGTAAAATTGCTTTTAAAGCTCCTTTAACAACTGGAGAACAATTATTAAAGAATACATTACCAGAACAATCAACTGGTATTAAAGCGAAGCTGGGTGGACCTTTTACTGGTGGTAATTTTACACAACCACAACAACCAGAAGGTTCAATTTCTTCTGATCCAACTAATCCTAATTATGATATTATAATTGTTGGTGGTCAAAAAATAAGAGTTCCAAAACAAAAGAAATAATGCCAGTATTTGAATATAAATTAAGAGAAGAATTAAAAAAAAGAGGTATTGATCCTGATAGTGCAGAACTTGTTGATGATGCAGAAGAACAATCTGCAAATATTAGTTCTCCAACTATTAAACCAAAATCTTCTACTTTTGGTGCTACTGCTAGATCATTTGCTACTGGAGTTTTACCAACAACTGCTGGATTAGTAGGAGGTAGTTTAGCGGCTGCTCCTTTTACTGGTGGAGCTTCAATTCCAGTTGGTTTAATTGCAGGTATAGCTACTTCTATTCTTGCTGGTAAAGGACAACAAAAAGCTATAGAAGCTATATCTCCAGAATTTGCACAGCAATTACAAACAGATGTAGAACAACATCCAATTGCTACAACTATAGGTTCTTTAGCTTCTGCTTTGCCAACACTTAGACCAGGTATTAAATCTTTACCTAGTGCTGGTAGAGCTATTAGAGATATTATAACTCCAGGTATTAGACCACATGCTACTGATATAGGTAATTTACTTAATGTAGGTTTAGGTTCTACAATTCAACCATCTATTAGATTAGCTACTGATCCTGAACTTAGAAAGAAAGCTCTTGCTGGTGATCCAGAATCTTTAGCTATATTAGGAATGGAAACTGTTGGTGGTGGTTTATTAAATGATCCTAGAAAATGGACAAAATCTATAGGATTACATCCAAATGTTTATAGAGAAGATATTTTCAAAGGAGCTAGAGAAGCACAAAAACCTGATTTTATAGATGTAGAATCAGAAAAAATTCCAGAAGAAATTAAACTAAAGTCTCCATTAGAAACTGAACCTGTTATTCCTGGATATGAAAAAGCAGAAGTAGTTCCTACTACAGAGAGTGGTGCAATTGGTGAATTAAAACAACGAGAAATAAAAGCTAAGAATGAGGCTATACAATTAAAAAAGGTTGCCGCAGCCGAAAGTAAATCTCAGAATGAAGCTAAAAGATTAGCAAAAATATATCAAACTGGAGATAAGAATGTTGCAGAATATTTTGGAATAGATTATTTAAAAGATTTTCAACCTTTATCTAATGAAGCAAAAGGTAGATTAAGAGAAGGATATAAATATGAATTACAACAGGCTAAATTAGAAAAAGAAGCTACTGCAGAACCTGTTGTAAGCAAGAAAGAAGAACTGAAACCAGAGGAAACTAAAATTCCATTTGCTGAGGAAAAATTGATAGAACAACAAAAAGAAGATGATAGACTTAAATATTTAATTGAGGCTACTGGAGAAAAACAAGTAGAAGGTCCAAGTAAGTTAAAAGAGAGAGAAGGAATATATAGTGAGGAAGAACAATCTAAACTTTCTGAGTTAGCACAGAAAAGAACAGAACCTTTAGTAAAAGGTGCAGAAAAAGAAGGTTTAATTCTAAAACCTACTAATGCTCTATTTGGAATGTTCCAAAAATTAGGTGTTCTTAGGAACATGAAGTTAATTAAAGATAGAGTTTTCAAGTCTGATGGAACTGAAGTGAAAGGACAAGCAATCCTAAGAAATGGTTTAGAAGAAGCTATTGCTAAAGTAAATCCTGAGACTGGAACAATAGAAACTGCGCCACATGAATTAGGTCATATATTTAGAGATGATCTATTAAAGCATGGAAATGATTCTGAGAAAAAGATAGTTACTAAAGGTGATAGAATTATAGAAGCTTCGCCTGAATATCAGGAATGGAAATCTGCAAGAAAAGCTGAAAATAAGGAATCTTCTATAGAAGAATATTATAATACTCATGTAGGAGAAGATTCTATTAGACGTGTATTAAAAACTGATGGAGATGGAAAATTTAAATCATTTTTAAAGGACTTCTGGTCTGCTGTTAAGGTTAAATATGGAAATCCAGAATCTAAAGATTTTGTTAGACTTATGAGTAATAAGCTAATAAATGATGCTCCTTTTAAAGAAACATTTGGAAAAGATGTTCAATCTAAAGTTCCTTTAAGTTCTATAGAAGAAACTAGAACTCCAGAAGCTAGGTTATCTGAAGAAGAAACTCAACCTAGTAAAGAACAGTTAATATTTGATAGAATACCAGATAAGACTGGAATTCCTGGAATTACACAGGAAGGCTTACAAGAACCTATAATGGATTTTAAAAATAGTAGTTTAGATGAACAGTCCTATTGGAAATTCTTAACTAAAGTTAAAGGATATACAAAAGCTGAAGCAAATGAACAATTAAATAAATTTAGAACTCTTCAAAATGAAAGACCTGGTAACTTTATTCCAAAATATTCCGAAGAAGAATATAATAAGTTACCTACTGCTCCTGTTAAATATTCTGGTAAATTTGAGGGTGATGAAATGTTACCAAGCTTTCATAACTATAATCTAACAGAAGATATTTCAGGTCATCCTAAAGATTCTACACTTGCTCAGGCTACTTTAGCAAATAAAGGTTATAGAATACCCAATGAATTGGAACAACATAGTTATAAAGAGATGGTAGAAAATAGTGATAAATTAAATAAGTTGAAAGAGAATTTAGGAAAATTTTCTGAAGAAGAAGGTAGTAAATTACCTAAAAAAGAATATAAAACTCCAGTCGAACAGTTAGAAGAAAGTAAACATCCTATAGATAAAGAAATATTAGATCAGTTACATATTGTTAAAAATATAAATACAGAAGGAAGAAAAGTTGTAATAACTAGAGATAGTTTTGATAAAAATAGTTCAGAATATCAATCAGCAAAATTTAAAGTTGAGAAATTAAAACAAGATTATAAAAAAGCGATTGAAAAGTTAAAACAACTCTGGGGTCCAGAAGATGTAACTAAACAAAGTGAAGAAGAAGGTTCTAAATTACCTAAATATTCAGAGAAAGAAATACCTAAATTAAGAATGCTTCCCCAAACAAAAGAAGCTGTAGAATCTTCGTCTAATCCAAAACAAGAAGAGACTAAATTAAAGAATTTCTCTACACCCTGGGGACTTAAATTTCTAACTCCTAGAATTGATAAAATAGCAGAACAATTTAAAAATAATACTGGAAACTATGTATCTAATCAATTACATAAATGGTGGGGATGGACAGATCAATTAGCCGGACAAATTGGAAATAAACAAATAGCAAATTTTAAGGATGCTAATTTTACAGAAGCAGAACATAGCTCTCTTGTAAAATATCTTTACGACATGGATAGTAAAGGAAATTCTGATGTAAAGTTAAATACTAAACAAGAAGATTTTGTTTCTAAATATTTAGAGAATATTCGAGAACCTAAACTTTTACAGAGAGAATTAGGTCTTAAGGTTGCTGGCCGTTTAGCAGGTATAAAAGAAGATGGTTACTTTCCTAATATGCTGGATAATGATGTAGCCTATAACTGGAGTGAGAAAAGTGATTCAGAACAATCTAAAACTTATGATAAATTATATACTGATTTTCTAGAGAAAAATGGTCTTTCTAAAGAAGATGCTTTAGCACAATTAAAAGATTATAAAGATGCTATAGGACATCATGTATCTCCTGATGTAGAATTTGGTGCTATTAGAAAAGCAGAAGGGCTAGGACTTCCTTTTGAATTAATTGAGAAGAATCTTCCTCATTTAATGTCACGTTATGCTAGTAGAGCAGCTAGAGATTTAGGATATTTTAAATTTTTACAAAATGATCCTAAAATGAGGAAAGCTTTTAATCTACAAGATCAATTTGGAAATAGAGATAAAACTGATTTAGCTCCAGATATAGAACATATTGGTGGTGCTAAAGTTTCTAAAGATGCTTTAGCTTCTGTTTTGGGCGCGGATAGATCAACTAGAAATCCTAAGATATTAGCTATATCTCGTATTGTAAATAATGTTTTAATGGGTGTTGGGACACCTATTAGGAATCTAGTTAATATTCCAGGTTTTATTTCTACTTATGTTCGCCCAGGTCAGATTCCACTTATATTTAAAGCTTTTGGTAATATGAATGATAGTGCAGCTAGAGCTTTTGAAAATAATTCTATTAGAGCTTCATTTGCTGATTATGATACAGCCGGAGATTTTGTATCTAGTCCTGATCCTTTTATAAGAAGACTTTCTGAGGGTTCTTATATATTGAGGAAATACCAAGGAAGAAATCTTTCTGATAAATTAGAAGGTTGGTATATACATACATTAGGAGAATTACTTGCAAAAGATAATTTAGCAGCAGCAAAGAATGGAGATAAAGAAGCTGTAAGACTAAGTAGAAGATTTGGAGATACACTAGAAGGTGGAGTAGATAAACTATTTGAAAAGAATGCTATTGTAAAGGATGAACATATACAAGCAATAGCAAAAAGATTTACTGATGCTGTAAGAGGAACATATGGTCCTGAAGGAGTTCCTACTTGGACATCAGAGGGTGGATTAAGTTTTTTTACTCAGCTTTCTAGATTTAATATAGAGAAAGCAAATACAATTTGGAAAGATGCAATTTTACCAATTAAAGAGGGCTCTTATGGTCCATTACTTAGGACTGCTCTTGGTGGTATTTTAACTGGTGCAGCAATAGAACAAATAAATGAATTACTTTCTGGTAAAAGAAGTGTTGATCCTACAATAACTGAAGTAGAAAAATTTGGAAGTCCAGTAGATGTAGGAGCTAAAGTAATTGGTCTGTGGCAATTAGCTTCTATTGCTGGAATAATTTCTGACTTTTCTAAAGTTGGCTCTAATCTAGCTCAAGGAAAAGGGATTAAATATAATAATCCACTTAGCTTTCCACTTTATTCTTTTGCTACAGATGTTCTTGCTAAGAATACAAGTGATTTAGTAAATTCTATCCAAGACGGTGATGATCCTATAGAAAGTCTAGCTTCTTATATTCAAGCTCTTGCGCAACAAAGTTCTCAGACTTATAGATATGTTGATGCAAATTTTGTTAATCCAGAATTAGCTAAAAGAAAAGAAGCTTTTCGCGATCTTAGAATATTTAAAGAACTAGATTCTGGAGATATTCCACAGGGAACTGGAGAATTACCTAATGTAATTGGAGGAAAAAAATTAAAAGAGTTTAAACAAAGTTCTGATCTAGAAATTGTAGCAAAACTATTACCAGAATTAATTGATAAAGCATTAGAAAAATCTAAAGATAATTCTGGTAATGTTGATCCTTTTGTTCTTAAAAAAGAACTACAGAAAATAAAGGAGAATAACTACCAAACTATGCCATCTCCTACAGATATGCCTATTAAATTTGTGAAGTTTATTTCTTTTCTTGAAAAATCACAAGGAAAAGAGGCTGCCGCAAGTAGATTACAAGATTATCTTTTACAAAACTTAGTAAATAAAGAGAAATCTAAATTAGTTCCATCACTCTAAAGTAGCAGCTTTAATTCCATTAATAAGGCAGCTTCTACATATATCAATATTTGTTGTATCAAAACGACAATTTAATTTTATTTCTACAATTCCAATAGATAGTATTTCTCCATTTTTTCTATGTAAATTAATTTGTCCTGTAATTTCTTCTAATACTTCTTTATATTCATTTCCGCAAATATCACATATTATTTTTCTCATAATTTTCCTATCATAATAGAACTTGCATTATAGAATCCTTCTGGTCTCTCTTCTTTTGGAACTTTACAATAACAGATAGATAATACTTTACTTAAGTTTATTGTCAATCTTTCTGAATTATATCTAGAACTTCTTTGTGTTTTTCCAGAATTATATTTATAGAATATATCCTGCTGTGCTCTAGATAAATTTAAAAGTAAATTTTCATTTAAAATTGCTCCAAAAGCTGGAAGACTTAAACTTATTTTATCTTCTATTGGTAAGTTTAATTTCTCTGCTACAGTTAAAAAATGAATGAAAGCAGCACACCAAGATTCATTTTTATTTAAAGTATCTTTCCATTCCATTCCATCTTTAATTTGATATATTCCTATTGCAAATCTTTCAAGAATATTTGCTGGATATTTTCCATTAATATCATAGAATCTAACCCACTCTTGTAATTCTAGAATATTATCAGATCTAATTGGTGCTAATATTTGTATACTCATAATCATATTTTATTAGGATTTAAAAATAATTCATAAGCTTCTAATGTCCAAGGAAATATTTCTTTAACTATTTCTTTCATAGCTTTAGCAAATTGTTGATGTTCCCATTGAGCATGTAAATCATCTCTTAGAATAAAATACTTTAAAAGATTATTCAAGTCCCATGTAGAATATATTTCTGTATAAATACCAACAGGTAATATTATTCTAGCCATTTCTTTTGCTATTCCTTCCTTAATTAAACATTTATAAAATTCATATATTTTTATATATATTCTATTTAAACATATTTCAGCATAATCTCTAAACTCTTCAAAAGTTATTTCAGGTCTAAATTCTTTTTCTTCAATACTTCCTTGTTTATTTTTAGTATCTTGTCTTCTCCATTTTTCTGGTATATAAAATTCATCAGGTAGTTCTGTATACCTAGCTGATATTTCATTTATGTTTTGCATTCTATGGCGCACAAATTGTCTCATTACAAAAATTGGCATCTTTATGTTAAATGTAATTTTACACATTTCAAGGGGAGATGTATGTTTATTTTTAATAAGATAATGTAATAATTTTTTATCAGCTTCTTCACCTTTAGAGGGACTTTTATATGATATGCGCGCGGCTTCTACTATTCTTTCATCGGAACCCATATGATCTATGTAGCGAACATAACCTTTATCTAATACTTTTATTTCGTAACCTTTATTCATATAATATGGAATTTACTATTTTCTAACTTTAGTTTTCTTATCATCAACAAATATTCAAGGGTTTCATCTAAGCTCTGCTTACCATTTGGTAAGCTTCCCCAAAAAATAACAAGTAATTCTTTTTTGGTTTGTGGTCCAGTTTTTTGAATAAAACTAATTATTTCATCAGTTAGATCAGAGAGAGGATTTTTTACATCACTTGATAGTGCCATGTGCATCCTTCTTTCAGTATGGTCTAATAGAGCTATTGCTTTTTTGCATTCCTCTATATTTACTTTCATATCTAGATTATCTAAGAAATGTATTGCCATTGCTAGTTTTTGTATAGTTACTGGTTTTCTTGCATAATAGTAGTTTAGTTTTGGACTTGTATTGGGTCTTTTATACTTTTCTACTTTATTCCATAATTCAAGATATTCTGCAGCTTCTGGTTCAAATACAACTTCTCCATAAAGAAGCGAGAGTTTTTTTATATGCTCTAAAATTATACTATATTCCTCCATTTGTTCTTTAGAAAACTCTGGCGGCTTCAATCTATCAAATCTATTAGATAATTCAAAGACAAATATACATCTACTTGCAAAACCTTCATTTAATAATTCATCAGAAAATACTCTTTTTAGAAATTTTGGAGTAGTTCCTCCTATTAAAGAAAGGCAACAATTTTTTATAAAATCTCTTCCTCTAGATATAGTATCATATCTATAATCACCACAATCATAAGCTACAAGAAGAAAGCGAACAAGATCTTCTGTATGTTTTCTAAAAAGAGAACTTATTTCTTCTAGACAAAAAGCAAGACTAGAATGTATATAAGCTTTTTTAGTTTCATTTTCTTTATAAAAATAGGCTCTTACAGAACGTGATATTTCTCTAACAAGTGCTTCATAAGTAGAAGCATCAGCGCCAACTTGAAATAAAAGTGGTTTTTCCATCCCATGTTTAGGCTGTTCATTAAAATTTATTGTTTTAGTTTCTCCTATTTGATCTTTTTCTTTTTCTAGTTTAAAATATCTTAAAAGTTTATTAACTTCTGTAATTACAAGCCCTTTTCCAACACCTGGATCAGCAGTAAAAATTATATAAGGATTGGGAAATAATGGTTTACCATCAATTTGTCCACGCCAAATTCTTCTCTGAAGAGCTGCTGCTATAGTATAATACAAACCCCAATCTATATAACTATCTGGTGAAATGATAGTCTCGCAATAATATCTCCATCTATCCATGTTTGATGTAAACATTGATTAGATAATATTAAACTATTCTATTTCTTTAAGACCATTTGGATTATTTATTTCGTGATAATCACTCCAGTTATAACCTAATTTTAAAGAACTTTTCATTCTAAATTTAGTTCCATCGGTAGGTGATATATATTCTCTTTCTAGACCGTTTTTTAATAATAAACTACAATACTCTATATCTTTATCATTATCAGGACATTCAGCTAAAATACTATCATGTCCATTATTCAGAATATGGTAATCTAGTTTTTCTTTTTCTATAATTTCTTGTATTTCTGTTATTGCTATATTAGTTGCTGTCCCAACACTTGATTGTGGAATGAAAGCATATGCTTCCCTAATCATATTATCATCTATGAATCCAGTAAATTTAAAAGGAAATCCAAAAAGATTTCTTAGTTCTTTATACTTTCTAATATGCTCATATATTTTAGAATGCCATAAATGTATTTCTGGAAAGAGCTTATGAAACATCATAAGATATTGTTCGCCTTCTTTTTTAGAGAGTGCAATTAAACCTCCAGATTCCTCTAGTAAGGATAGGCAGAACTTAAATGCTTGCATACCATAGGAACTTGCGTGAACAATTTTCTTACCAATAAAATAATATCTTTCTTTTGAAGGCCAGTGATCAGAACTTCTAATAAGATTATCTAATTCTTTCCAAAAAGGTAGACTTCTTAAATATTTTATTTCTGTATTAATAGCTAAATCTATTTTTTCAGCATCAAAGTGTTTTTTAAATTGTTCAGCAAAAACATAAAGTGCTATAAAAGTATGAGGTTTTATGTTATTTTTAAAAAGTGATCTATAATTTCCATCTCTGCATAAATAAGCTACTATTAAAGCTTCAGCACCAGACTGATCTTTTGATACTAATTTATACCCTTTATCAGCTTCCCAAATTATTCTCATACCTCCTTCTATATTTTGCCTATTGCCACCGAAATTGATCCATTTTGTATCATGTAAAGAGGAAAGTATCTTTCTACTTCCTAATCTAAATGTATTAGTCGCACTTACAATCCAATGACTTGTATCCCTAGGTTTATCTAGTTTATTGTGCATTTTTTATTCTTGTATCGCTAATAGAAAATTCCTTAGCTTTTATTATAGAAAATACACATCTACCCTCTATGCTTATTTTAATACCACCTTCTGTAATTATGATATTAACTTTATCTGGTTCTATATATTCAATACCTATTAATTGTTTCATTTTTCAAATTCTATTTCTTTTAATATTTTATGTGCTTCATTTATTTTATCTAGAAGTTCTTTGTTTTTACCTGTAAAATATTTTAGATTTGATAAAGCTTGTGTTATAGATTCTACGCCTAATTTACACTCATAAAAAAGATATAAAGACTCAAATTGTTTTTTTACTATTTTCATTTATAAGATTCCATACTTTATTAAAAATTCTTCGATCTATTAATAATTTTGTAAAATAGTATTTAACACAATCATCACATAGATAAATTATTTTTTCTTCTTTTATAGTTTTATCTATAAATTTAAATAAATTACTAAGTTCACTTTTACATCTATTACATTTTATTGGTTTTAAGTATTCGCTCATTGTATGTATCTTCTGCTAATCTAATGGAATTAACCATTCCCCAGAGAATATATTCTTCTGTTATTGGATTCCATAATTTATCTTTACCTTGGTCTTCTACCATAAAAGTGCTTTTACAGCAAGCAGTATGTATACGAACTTGTATATACTTTTTCTCATTTTTAAAAGTAATATTTTCAACTATTATCATTTTATTTGTAAAGTGTCGTATGGTCTTCTGTCAAAAGCTTTTACATGAGTTTCTTCTATATGTTTTTTTATTACTATATGATCCCCACATTCATAGGTTCCATATTCTTTTATACTATTAAGAAGTTCCTCACGTTTTGGTTTAAGCTCAGAATCTATAATTTCTTTCTGGCGCTCTAAATTATAAATATCTGCTGCTAGTTTTATTTGTTTATCAGTCATACTTGTTGTTCTATTGATGTTATGTAACTTATATCTATAAATTTAATTAGTTGTAATTCTTGATTTAAGATTATAACTCTATTTATAGGCGGAATAAAATAAATAAAATCTGGATGAAAAATTTGAGTTGATTTTCCGTCTACTGTATTTATTTTAAATGGTTTAAATGGGGCAAGATTTTTAAATGTTTCTAATTCTGTAATTGTCATAATTTATTGTATCCATGTTTTCCAATTAAGCGTTCCTGTCTCTTTTTGTTTTTCTCTATATTTAATAAGGAAGTCTATTACTGGATTCTCATGTCTAAGTTTTAATTTCAATAGCGCATCTGCACTTAAACTACTTGCTCCTGTTTTTGTTCTTTTAACAATTGGATAACCAAGAAGATCATGAAAATATTTAGTGCATTTTTTATTGCTTATTAACATTTCTACCTTTGGTCCTGTTAAAATACTTATAATCCTCATATATTGCATCATAAGTCTATCAGACTCATTTATCCATTGCTGGCGCTTTTCTTCATTAAATTTCATTCCAAGTAAGGACATTATAAGATATGGTCTAATAGACTTCATAGCTTGATCTATACTAGATAGAAGACCAGGATCATTACTTGCGTATTTAAGCTGGGCTTCTTTGACTAGTCTCATTGTGTAAACATCTTTACTACAATATTTCCATAGTTGCTCTGCTTGACTTAAATTATTATAACCATGAGCAGCTTCTGATTTATGATATGGAAGATATAACCAATAACTTATACAATGTCCTAGCGATTTTTCAACAGTAGGGAAGATACGGTGATTAGAAATAAGAGTATCAAAGCAATTTTTGCCAATAGATATTTTATATTTATAGGCAAAAATAAAGAAATCGAACACAGCACCGTTATGAGCAATAACAGTGTTACCATAGAAGGCCATATATAAAGCTCTAAAAATTTGAGGAATTTCTTCATAAGCTGGTTTATATTCTATATCTAGAACTGGAACAACGTATATATTATTTGAATTCCCAAAGTTAAAAGCAAAACATCTAATGTCTAGACTTTCAATATCTGTTTCTATGTCGATATATAAATCTTGCCCTTTTTCTTTTTCCAAGGTTTCAATAATTGTTTTACTTGGAGGGTAAATGTGATACTCTGGACTGAAAGAAGGTAATGGAATATTCCCGTTATTTTCGAGGATACGCAATACTTTTTTTGTGTCTGCTTTAAGCCAGAAACGATAATTTTCACGGGAAGTTTTATTTCTTGATTTTTCTCCAATATAGGAATCTCGTTCTTCTTCATATTCATCTTCAATTTCTTCTTTATTAAATTTTGCTTCAAAATTTTGTGGATCGATTGCATCTTGATAGGAAAAACTTGAAATACATGGTATTCCATTTATAATATATGGACTTCCGCGCGCCTCATCTAATGTTTCAACTCTACCTGTATATATATGAAAAGCTCTTTGTCCTAATAAAAAAACAATTTTAGTCTTAGGTAAAAGTTTTCTTTTATCATCAATTAATCTTACATCGCAACAATAAATGTTTGTTTCTGGCATCAAACATTCAGTATTAAAAAAGTATGCGCCGGAGCCTTGTAAAAGTTGTCTTTTCTCAAATCTATTCGAGCCTGATAGAATAATAGTTAGCCCGTTATAATCAAATTTTGGTGGTTGACTTAACACGTTGATGTTGTAGAAAGCTTTTAATTACTGAATATGAACTATTGGGAACTGGAATACTAACATTATTTAATTTAACATCATGAATATCAATATCATCGTGTGACATAGGATCATTTTTATCTGCTTCTATATATTCAAAATCTATAGTTAGAGTATTCATACTATATCATTTCCTAGTTCCATTTGAAGTGCATCTTGACTATTCCATATGTAATTGTATAGTTTCACTTTATCTTGTTCAAAAGATTTCATACTATTATACAATTTTTCTGGAGGATTATAATTATAACCTTCTTTCTCTAAAATATCTTTAAGCCATCTAAAATAACTTGCTGGAATATCTTGTAATAGTTGATTTTTATATTTTCCAAATACCATTAAAGATGTATCTTCAAAGCATGGATTTCTTTTGTCTTGTTTTGTCATATTTATCCTTGAGAACCTTCTAATGCTTCATTGTGTATTTGTTCTTCTTTTATTGCATCTTCTTTTTCTAAAACAATTATTGCTTTACGAAATATTTTAAATGCGTGAGCAAATTGAGGTAAATTAATATTTTTATAGTGTAATTCCGTTATTTCACAGGCACGTATAATTATCTCAGATTTCATAAAATTAAGAAAGTGGCCAGTAACTTTAAAGTGCTTGTCGTACTTATAAAGAAGGAAGAATTGCCACCATTATAGTTGTTGTAAAGTTTATAATGCACAAGTTACAACTTGAATGTGGATTACTTATATGTTTCATCATGGCTATCTTCCAAAATGTCTGGTTGCATTATTTCAGCAACCAGGATTTTTGGACCTATTATTAGGTCTTGTGGATATTAAATCCACCATTTAGCATGTTGCTAGCCTATTTAACCGGACTAGTGCGGAATTATTTAGAATGGATGCGGAACTTCACCAGTATATCTCTTTAGCCACATAGTTTGAGTTAACATAGTCCTAGTTATTTCTTCACCATCACTATCAGTGATTGGATCACCAATAGGTTGTTCACCCTTAGCAATCTTTTCTTCTTTTTCTTCTTCTGTTAATTGTTTTCTCTCTACTATAGTTAAACCTTGAACTATAGCTTCCATACATAAAGAATCAAAGAACTTAATATCTGGATTTGTTTCATCTACTCCTTTGAATTCCTCTCCATTTGCTTTAGTCCAAAACTCAGCATAAAAGCCATCTACTGCTTTTTGTGTTAGGGTGAAATAAGTAGTTTTAAGTCTCAATCCAGCAAGTTGATATTCCTGGCCGTTTCTTTCCATTTTAGTATCAATACTCCCAGTGCTATTTGGGATACCTAAAAGTTCCCAATTTGCTGTTATCATTGGAGCATCATTAGAATTAGGCCCAAATTTAACATCTGTGCAGCGAATTACACAACGATTCTTGAACGCAGGTGGGACAGCTAATTTAGGTTTATTTGATTTAGTTAACATATGTTTTTGGTTTTAGTTTTTTTGTTTTGTTTTCCTCTCTATTTTTATAAGAGAGAAATTGTTTATTCTATATTTCCATGATCTGTTCTTGTTACATGTTCAGAAGCTAGAACATGAACCCCACCATTAGGGCCAATAACAACAAAACTTCTTCCTATTGGTGGAAAATAAATGTAATCTATATGGGGAATATGAATCTGAAATCCGTCTGTCATATAAATTGTGAATGGTTTAAAATCTTTTATTTGATCTTTTAACTCTCCTATTTTCATAAATTATTTTCTTTTAAATAGAATGTCATATTTTTCATATCTATTTTAAATTGTATAGGATTTATATGATAAGGTGTTACATATAAAGAAGATTTTAAATTATTAAGTGGTATTCCCATTTCTAGAAATCCACTTTCTATAGCACCTACTCTAAACATATTAAGAGCACGAAGTAAATGCTGCTGCTCTGGAAAATATCCTGTATTTAATGTTTTATTTTTATCTGCATGTAATGTAATTGCCATAACAGCACCAGCTAAGCAAATAAAACATTTTTTATTATGATTTTCATGAAACACATTCATAGAAATTTCATAAATTTCTGGCATACTTTCTACAGTTTCTAAATCTTTTAAAGCTAATTCTATTAGTTTTGAGGGTTTTATATTTTTCATATTTTATTTTTGTATTGTTCAAATATCTTAAAATGTGGCTCTATTTTAAATGTTCCTTCTGGAAATTTTAATCTTGTTTTAATATCTACTCTATTATTACTGGCTACTTGCCACCAATAAGAACATTTTGTTACTATTCCATCTTTATTTTTTTCTTCTTCACAAATCATATGGAAAAAATCAGTAAAATGAGACTTAAGTTGAGCTACGAACTTCCCTTGCATAAGTGGTGCTATCTTATCTAAAAGTTGTCCTGTGTTTTTATCTCTTACTTTATCCTCATGGAATGTTACTACAACATGACATTTACATGCTTTAAGACGAACAACTATTTTTTCGCAGTATTCTATTTTTTTCTGCCAAAAATAATAGTCGTCTGTTTTACCTTCCTTTGTTACTTTAGGTGGATCAGTATCTTGCTGTAAATCAAAAGCATTTTGCAGTGCTGTCCAACTATCAAGAAGTAGTGTTTGTTCATTACTCATTTTAAGAACATCTTCTTCTAGAAATTTAAGAAAAGCATCTCTTCTATTAGCTGTAGCTCTAGGTTTAGTTGGTTTAAATCCAAAATTACATACCCATTCTTCGTCATAAAATGGAATAAAAATAATATTTTCTCCCGAAAATCTAGTAAGACCACCATCAAAGTCTGCAACTATAACATTTGGAAAAGTTAGAGCAGATGTTGTTTTTCCAGTAGCAGGCTCGCCACAAAGTCCAAGTCTAATTTGACCCATTAGAGTATCTTTTAAATTAAGTGATTTCTCAGGAATGTGCATATTATTTTAGAGTTTTCTTTATTATTAAAATAAATCCAAAAATTATTAAATGTATAGACCAATATATTTTAAGGTAATCATATCTACCAAAATAACTTATTCCAAAACTAAATAAATCAAAATCAGTTATTGGGAATTTCCATTGATTTGATACAACTATTATCATATAACTATATTTTGTTCTATTACTTCCATTGTTTCCTTAAAAGAACCAATTATATAGAATCCATCACCTTGTCTTAATTTTATTCCAGTAACATTTTTTATAAGACAATCATATCTATCCATTACTGGATGAATAATAACAATATCTTCTATGTTAATTGCAATCTCAGCAACAGAAATTACTTTAGGCTCACTCTCATTCTCAATCCTTGCTTGTGTTAGAGTTAAAAGCTTCATTTTTTATTTTCCCATTCTAGTTTACTTCTATGAATTGTTATATTACCACCTTTCGTTAAATCTAAACAATAGATGAAAATATTATCTAAAATTCCAAAAAGTGGAAAAACTTTTATTTTAATTCCTTCTCTATTTATATAAAAATATTCCAGTTTTTCTGGATTATTTTTTATCTCTGACATAATTATTCTTTTAATCTTACCTCTTCTGTCAAGAATTGAATTCAAGTGGATTATAGTGTTTTTTAATAAAATTATAGTCTAATATTACATTCCTTGTAGTTTCATCTACTGCTGCGCATGATTGAGAAAAATCACATTTTCCATACTTAGTTTCGCATGAGCCATTTAAAATTCCTTCGCGCAATGGAAGTCTATTACTAGATCTCCATAATTTAATTGAATCTATTAATTTAAATACTTTTCTTTCTACTAATTTATCAAATTCTTCCATTTTAGGATCATCAGAAAATAACATAACTTCAGATCGTTTATATTCTACTTCTTTATCTGCTCCTTTATAGAATATTCCATCTATTTGACAACCTATTATATCTTCACATAGTTTTCCAATAAAAGATTCTGGATAAGCTTCTGCATATTTAAATAAGCTCCATTTATAAAATCGTAATTGTGGAGATAATTCAAAAGATTGAAAATAAGATTTTATATCCCACATAGATGTAGTTTTTGCATCCATTATAGATACTATTCCGTTTTCTTGTTTTCCTATTTCATCCATAGTAAATGCCATTAAGATTTCCATATCATCATCTACATAATATGGAAAAGCGCCTTTGATTTCTAATAGAGATTCTTCTATTTCAACTTCATGTTCTGAATTATCGGAACAAAGTAAGTATGTTTTAGTAGCTTCATTAAGACTTTCTAATTGTTCTTTGGTTAAATTTTTTATTTTTTTCTTAATTTTTATTCTAATAGGCTTAAAAGAATCTTTTGCATATTTTTCTGCATACTCTATACATATTCTCATTAAGAAAACTGGGGTAAGATATTTTTTATTATACTTCTCTATCATCGGAGTATTTATAAAATATTCTTTTGCTTTATTTATTCCTTCTGCAACTCCTTGTTCTCCCTTTTCTCTAAATATTTTTCTGAAGATATGGAATGCAGTACCGAAACAGATATCATTATTTTCTAATTTTTGTTTATAGCCTTCTACAACAGTATTAAATAATCTAAGAATACAAGAAGAATTAGAAAAAGCAGAAGCATCTAACATTAGAAGTAATTTATCAGACATAAGATTTTTCTAAAGAAGTTATATGATTTTTATTTAAGACTATATAATATCCAGTTGATTGAAAGAGAAATATACCATCACCCACTGGATGAAATATTAAAAAATCTTGATGTGCTACGATAAATTTTCTTCCATCTGAAAGACAAATTAATATAGGACACTTTGTATCTACTAGATAAGCTTTTATTGTTTCTGTTGTCATGGTAACTCAATCCCAAAGCTCTTAGCAATTGCGCGAGCTTGATTTAATTTTATATTTAATTCCATATTAGCTTGCTTTGATCCTTTAATAGTATGCTCAGTTTTAACTTGTAGTTCAGGACGAGTTATATTAAAATATGGTGATAAATAAGAATTTAATTCTGAATCAGACATAGCTTCTAATTTTTCTGCTGAGCACTCTAATAATTGTTCTATGGTCATATTTCAAAAGGAAATCTTAGATAGAATTTTTCTTCATTTTCCATATAAGTGTATAAGGAAACTCCAACAATATTAATTCTATATTCTATAAATTTAATAGGTGAGTTTAATTTTATTACAAGACAGATTAGACTTGCTTTATCTATTTTTTCAATTCCTTCTATATAAGATATTTTCTTATCATCTAAAACTTTTTTTATAATTTCTAGTCCTACTTTAGATGGAAGAAGAATTAATGATTTTTTATCTTCACCAACTCTCCAATACTTAAGGATTTGTATTTTCATTTTGTTTTATAGCATTCAATAATCTAGGTTTTGTAATTATATTAGAAAATAAAAAATTATTATTCTCATCTTTTACTTTAGATAAATACAGAATGTTAAGTATTTGCTGATCTACTGGAATTCTTTCATGGGAATCTAATGGTGTTCTATAATAAGAACGTCCAGCACTAATTTCTGTTATTCCTGTAGTATCTTTCATAAACTGACAAATAACACAATTAAAATTATCTGAATAATTTATTTTTATATCTTCTGGTAAACCTTCTACCCATTTAATGAATTTTTCTTTTGATGTTTTCATTTATTTCTTGTTCTTCTAGTCGTTTTATTTCTTCTACTATTTCTGAAGCTACGTAAAAATCTCCATAATCCATTGCAATAGCAAAATCTTCTTTTAATTCATCTAATGTTTTCATTCTATTTGATCTTTAGCTAAATGAACTACTTTAATTCTATTTTGTGAAACAAAAGCTGCGAAAATTGGACTTGGATCTAATAGAGTTTTCATTTTACTCACTTCTTCTTCATCTATATTTAAATCCTTTATATCTAGTTCTTCTCCCTCAGAACTTGTTTCCATAAAATGAAATACTTGATCTTTGTAAGTTTCTAATACTTTTGAATTTTCTAGATTAGAAACCTTATGCGCGATCCAACCATTTATAGTAGGAGAAT